CCTGTTTTTCGTCAGCCCATCTATTGAACCCGTTTAATGTCCCGTCGCCTAAACTTTTATCTGACATATAATCATCCATCAAATTTCTTCTTTCTTTTTGATGCTTAATAATCATAGCCATACCAGCGGCAATTTTTCTGTTACCCTCTGTTGAATTATTAAAGTTAGGCGCCGCATTTGCAAACATCACCATTTCTCTGTCAGATGTTGACCCAGAGCCAGCAACCCTCATTCTTGGTATAATGAAAGCTATAGACTGTCTGACCAGTTCCTCGCTAGATAAATTAGCCGCATCATCATCAGACAACAAACCGGCGTCTGCCATTATCTGCCTGAATGGGAAGGTAATGTTATTTAATCGACCAGTGTCTATTTTAGGAGAACCATCTTCATTTTTGGCACTTAAAAGTTTCATAATTTGCTCAAGTCTAGGCTCAAAATCTCTGACTTGATTTATGCTTTTATCTGCTTCGCCTATAAACCTAAAAGCGTACTTAACAGATTCTTTGTTAAATTCACTTTCTTTTTTGTCGCCAAGATTTATCTCCGTATCGGACTTTGTTAGCATTTCCCGTATAAAACTCTGTCCCTCTGGTGTAGATGCGTCAATGCCAGCAAGAGCAAGTTTTTCCTCAAAGTCTGATTTTTTGCCCAGCTTTGCCATAGCAATTCTATCCTGCAATGCGGCCCGCCTTTCAGCAGTCTCAGCCGCCTTAGCCGCTTGGAATGCCTGCATGCCGGACTGCATCATCGCGCCCAAGCCCTGCGCCGTTGATATCGGTGTCGGGCTATAGCCTGACATCTGCAAACCTGTTGCCGCCGCCGCACCTAAGCCAGCCGATGCCGGTGTGCCAAATTCAGGAGATATTCTGTCCATAAAGCTCATGGGCTTTTTGGGTGGTGGAACCGCGCCCATTGTTGGCTGTGTGCCAGCAAGACGGTCCATAACGCCCTTGCGGAAACCAAAGGGAGGTAATGGAGATGGCTGTGGGCCAGCACTAGGCAAGCGCGGGCCAGCGGTAGAAATTCTGCCCAGAGCATCTCTGGCAGTCATCCGGCTTTGTGGCCTTGGTGTTTGCGGATAAAGCATATCCACAAACGCCCGACTGCCCGCCGCGCCACCGCCTAATCTTGTAGGTATTCTTGCCATTATGCGAACCCTCCTAGCAATGCGCCACCGAGGGCAAGACCCTGTGCGCCGCCGCCTGACATACCCAGCATCTCAGCGCCCTGTGCGCCGGCTAGACCGCCGGAGAGGAACCCTAGTGCTGGGTTGCGTGTGACCGGAGTAACTGTCTGACCACCGAGTGCGCCCGAACCACCCTGAACAAACTGCATATAATCTGCCAATTTCTGTGTGGGGCGTGCCTGCTCAAAGTTAAACCTATCCATATCAGCTTGCAGTTCTGCCTGTGACTGAGCTTCTCTAGCCGCACCAACCTGAGCAAGCGTCTCTAGGTCAGCAAACCCGAACTGGCGGGCCGCTGGTGCCTGAGCAATAGCCGCCTGTTGTGCTTGGTAAGCCATAGGTGCCAATGCCTGTGCAATAGCTCCCTGACCGTAGCCTGAGCCATACCTGCCCGACGCGCTAACCTGTCCCTGCATTTTCTCCAAAACGGGTTGCATTGCCGCTGACATCAGCGGGTTAGTGCCCGTTAGGTTTTGCATTACGACATCCTGTGTCGCGCCGATTAAGGGGCTACCCTGAAGAGCTTGTGAACGGTATCCGCTCAGTGCCTGCTCGGTTTCGGGAGAAAAGCCTACAACTGTGCTTTGAGGGTAATACTGAGGTGTCGGGCTTTCATATAGACGCTTGGCCTCTTCTAGCCCCGTCTTCAAAAACGGCTGTGCATATGCCGGTGCCTGTGTGGACTGTGTGATAGTCCGTGAACTTCCGCCGCCCTTGCTCATTTTACAAATTCCTTGTCAATAATATGGCTGTCGCCTGATACTCGTTAAGCTGGCGCTCCCAGCCCTTACGTCCTATGATTTCCATTGAATCGCATCCGTGGCCCTTAGCCCATTCTGCGACCTCTTTTTCAGCTTCCATCAGTTCGTCCATATCTCCACCGGCTAACCAGATTCGGCAGGACGTTCTCTGCGGGTAGTCAACTATCTCCGTCACTATAACAGAATTTTCATACGGAAAAAACTGGGCTTTACCAGAGCGTATAGCGTCCAGCACATCCAGAGCCGTGTGACTGTTTCCAGCGTATCCTAGCGCGGCCTCAATGTGATGCATTAGCCTTTCGTATTCATCCAATAATGACATAGCCAACCGCCGTTGCGTGACCGTGGCTTTTGCTCTCCACGACGAAACTTCCGTTGTTTAGCGTATTAACCACCGGCTCAACGCTGTAGAAATGTGCATCCAATGGGCTGAACAATATAACGCTTTCCTTGCCCACTCGCGGGTCTGTCACCGTTGTTGATGTCGTGCTGTGCGGGATGTTGAACTCACCCACACTGTTTAGCTTACCGTCAACTGTTCTGTTCAACACCTCTGCGACTTCTCGCGTGGTTGCTGTAATCGGATTGAGAACGCGATAGTTTGTTGTGCGCGTCATCTTCTGCCTATCTCTCTGGCATCAAAGAACAACCCCTGAACCGTGCTCCAATTATTAGACAAGTTCAGCCTCGCTCTGTGGTATCTGCCCTGTGTCCTAAACGGGCAGAAGCCCTCATCGTTCTCAGCGGATACTGCTGAAAATGCTGGGTCAGACGAGTGCGTATTTCTAACGCCAACCTGAACTGTCACATTACCTTGCTCGTAGTAAGGATACACGCGGGTTACTATGGAGTGCTTGCCCTGAGATAGTGACATCTCTCCGGTCTCAATCGTCGCATCAATCGGAGCCCCGTTAAACGCATAAATCTTTGAGCCGTAAGCCCCGCCGAACACATACTGCCCACCCTTGAAAAAGCGGTTGTCTACAGCTTGGTCTAGGTCATCGACAAGAGCCTCAATGTCTGTAAGTCCGTCAGCCGTGTAACCCGCACTGAAAAACGGTGCAAGAAGGTCTGCTTCTATATTAGCCACAGACCAGCGGTTTAGCACATAATTGTAAATCAAAATCCTGTCAGGCTGACCGGACGGGCTGTTTACAGATGTATATGAGAACATCGCAATCTCTTGCAATGGGTCAACAGATGCAGTCATGCGGGTTGCATAATTAGAATCAAAGTCTGAGAGAAAGAAGTTGTTTACCTTCTCGGAGCCGATAGGAACCGACTTTGTGCCGTCAAATGCATAGAAGCCATCGTCAGAGCAGTAGAATACCAGTGAGCCAATATTGCACACAGAGCCCTGAAACGCACAGCCGCGCTCTGCGTCAATCTTATCGAACTGAAACACTAGAGGCAGGCCAGAATAGCTTGCTCTGTAAATGGCTCTCTCTGTCAGTATCGTGCAGTATTCACCGCCGACCAGACCCATTATCCTGCCTGAATCTGGAATGTCCTGAAAATCAGATTGTCCTGTGCCGGATGTCCAGCCGGTAATGTCATTGAACGCTGACCATCTAACGCGATATGGAATCCTGCCGGAGCCATCGTCAATATCACCGGCCCAAATGAAATCTCTTACAACGGCTATATGCTCGGCCTTTGGTGCGGCTGATGACAGGTCAGAAAATGCGCTATCAGTTCCGACTTGAAACTTTTGCAGTTCTTCCCCGCGCCCGCCTGCGGCAATAACATTATCGCCAAACTGGACAAACTTCCACTTTTCACCTGCAGACAAATCATACGCAGGAGAACCAGACTTACTTACATCATCGAGGTTATTTGTCGAGGTGTTGTGAAGGTACAGCTTTCCAGCATCGCCAGCAAACAGCTTGGTATTGTCAGCGTTGTCCTTAGCGGCGAACAAGCCCAGAAGAGTGCTATCAGCCGCATTTGAATAAGACACAAAGCCGCTCATAGAGCGGTATCCCTGAGCCGCTGGAATGCAGTTCTCGGCAACTGTTACGGTGTTATTGAGGTCCGGCTGGTCCGGCATCCATTCGCCCAATGTAATCATTGTCTAAACCAAACCTCTTCGCCAATATTTTGTATTGTCCAGATTTCAGAGCCCGCAACAGTATCCGCCCAAGTCTCTGTGCCCGCCGCTTGCTCTGACCAATCCTCACCCAGAACCTTGCCGATACCAGCAACTGTTAGCTCTAGCTGTGAATTGCCTGTAGCTGAGAACGTAACGGAGTTTCCAGACGATGCTGAAACAGCAATGTCAGCACTGCCATCAATAACCAAAAGGAAGTTAGAAATAGCTGTTGCGGTAATTGACGCATCTGCCGTGCCGTCAAAAAGCCTAACCCTGTTATTGTCTGCTGTGGCACTTACGGAAATGCTAACAGATGAGCCAACTTGCCTGATATGTGTGATAATAGCTGAGATGCTACCAGCACCAGTAACAGACGCGGCAAAGTGCAGTATCTTCTGCAACTCAGTCAGGGTTGTTACCGACATTGAAACCGATGAGGCGGCAGAGTGGAGTGTCAGGTTGTCTAGCTGGTCTAGCGTACCATAGCTATCCAGCGCATCCATTACACCCCACGAATCTAGTTGCTCAAGGGTAGCCATGTTTTACCTACGCGGCTGTGATGTCTAAATCGCCAACAGCAATTTTTAGAATATCACCAGACGAAACTGTCTTTGAAACAGAGAACGCTCCGTGAATTAAAAGGTTGCCGGATGCTGACGCATCGAACAATCCAAAGTGGCTTACGTCGCCCCATGAACCTGTCGCCGCTGGGAACTCAACCGCCGCATTATTTGATGTCGTGCCGGAAGCCGCCGCCGCAAAGGTAGCAACCTTGCGAGTGTAGCCACTGCCGGATAATTCTGTGCCGGAGTTGTCATCATTAAATGATGATGTTGATAGGCCCACATAAACACTTGATGGCATAGTGTAAGCACCGGTGCCTAAAATGTGGTCGAGAATTTCATTCTCTAAATAATCTGACATGGCTGACATTGTTTAGGTCTCCGCTACTGCATTTTGTCGTGAATAAATACTTTGGATTTGCAATGAGCCCGTGCCGTAATGTGCGCGTTGCTCGTCTACTTTTACTTCCTCCATACCGCGTGTAAACTTGGCATCGTACTGCGAGGCCCGTGCCTCATCCAGCAAGTAAGCATATGCCTCCGCTAGTGCGCCATACAAATACAAGTCTGGGCTACGCAGGAACAGTGTCGGGGTGGCTGTGTCTGAGATGCTTTCGAGACTACCAATGTAGACAATCTCCATTGTGTAAGCATCATCAGGGATGGGCCGGATTTTCATTTCCTTGCCGACAATGCTGAACCCCTCTGGGCGACCACCGCCGGACGAGGCGTATGAGGTGTCCAGAGATGACGGGCTATAATATGTAAGCACCTGCACGGGGTCAGTGTTTAGCTTTACTTCTCGCACTTCCCGCAGGTCAGTCGGCAGGGCTATGTATTCATCGCCGCTGGTCAGCGTTGCTGTTGAACGCTTCTCCTGCTCACGGGTCTCAAGCTCACGGCTCATGCGACCCTCCGCAAGCTCAATAAACATCGGTATCTGTGCGGTGAGGTCATCACGCGCTAGAAAATTTGCGATTGCAGTTTTTAACTCTGCGTAACTACCTATGCTCATATGTTACCGCCGCCCGTTCTGAATGCTTTGTTTTCGCTGTCGTTCAGCCACTGCTTCCAAGCCTTCGGATTATCAGCGGGCCTGCCAAACTTTTCTATGAGGTGAGCATACACTATATTGGGTATTTCTGCCACATGGGACATATGCTTCTGAGTTCCGCGCATTTGGCCCTTCTGCCACTCGTCATTCATGTGCTTGTTTAGCGTGATGAGACCGTCGAAATGCTGGGTCTGCTCGATGACCTCAGTGCCGTCTGCATTCTGATGCAGGTATAATTCTTTGCCCGTAATGGGGTCTATACTTAACACTCTTTTCATATTGTCCTCCTGATGAGTAGAGGGGGCAGTTGCCCGCCCCCTCAATGCTATTAAGAACCGTTGAGGTCCAAAATCATTGCATGTGCTTTTGGTGCCTGAACCTTCAAAGCCCACTCAGTAATTAGCTGAGTTTTCTCTGCATCACCTGTTGCCGCAATTTCTTTCTGAGCGAAATTACGTCCGTTCAGTGTGCAGAGGCTGGCAAAGTCTGGGTCAATCAAGAAGATACGGTCATTACCGAGGAATCTTGAAGGAGCGATTTCGAGGGTTCCGAAATCCGTTAAGTAGACAGATGTGCTCGAGACATATGTCGTTGCCTTAGCCGCAGTCATATTTACGTCATTAGAAACTAAGTTTCCTGACGCGCTGAGGCTTGAGAAGTTCGAGCGGTTAGTCGCAGATGCAACAAGCATCTTTGGGTTTCCGCCGTCTGTCCATGCATCCTGCATGCCGTCTTCAATCAGAGCCAGTGTCAGAGCGCGGTCATCACCGCCTGTCACTGCGTCTGTTCCATCGCCTGTTGCGAACGCACCGGCAGTTGCACCGACGGAGCCGTTTGTAATCCAGCATGAGAGAGACGCTGATTTGCGTGGCTCAGAAGCTGAACGTGCTACGTCTGTGTCGCCGATTGACTTTTCGATATCGCGGCGTAGCTCTAAAGATTTTAGAACTTTTTGGTAATTTAGTTCCTTATCTCGGCCCGCTTTGTCCACGACATCCAGTGTGCCTGAAACAGCGACTGCCTTGACTGAAATTTGGTGGTAGTTACCAAATCTTACTGTGGCAGTTGGTGTTGCAAACGACGCATCTGCGCCCTCTGAGGCATGGTTGTTTGTAGCGGCGGCGGCTAGTTCCTGAACTTGCCATTCAGTAAAGATGCCGTTGCTTGTTTCTTTTTTTAACGCTGAAAAAATTGGCGTTTCGTCAGGGTCAATTCTGTAAATTACATCGGCAAGCGTTTCGCGCTCTCCGACTGCGGTAGCGGTGGTATGTGTAGCCATTTTGGCCTCCTAAAAAGTTAATTACCCATAAGGTATGATACAGCGGCATCAACGGAACGCTCTTTATTGAGACGGTCCAGCCCCTGCTTACGTTGACGACTTGCAACTTGTGCCTTGCTCTTAGGCTGT